CGTTTCTAGAACGCATCCAAGGATCTGCTTCACCAGAGATTTTTACATCTTCAACATAGTTAAACTCTCTGGAAGGACCTGTAAGTTTTGGTGTAAACTGAGTTTTAGTTGTAATTGTTGTTGTAGTGTACTTTCTAGTACCCCTCTCACCTCTACCGCCACCTTTTTTGTAAGTAACACGCTCAGTCTTCTTATCTACCTTTCTGGTAACTTTTGCTTCTTGCTTCCACTTAGCACCAGTAGATTCAGTTCTATGATCATCAATGTAGATAGTTCTTACCCAGTTATCAGAAGCAGGATCAAGAGCAACTGCACCTTGGAAGACAATAACATTGAATGGGTTAACATTTTCAACATTAGTTGCGTGTGGTTGGTCCAACCAATCAACCTCTTCATACGCCAGAGTCAGCATATCGCCAGTCTTCTGGACATTTGAATCAGCAAGTTTTAAGTTCTGAGTCAAATCTGCTGTAGTTGGATCAATACCTGGATCTAATGCTAATTCTGCATCCATTGACCAGAAGTCAACTGGTGCAATACCAGTTGCTCCTTCCTTACTAATATCAATGGTAGTAAGGCGAGGATCGGCAAGAGACTTATCTCTAAAGTCAGAGACAATAAATCCACTCTTGAATCTATCTAAACCATTAGCATCAGTAACAGAAAGTGTCTTAGCATTGAGTTCCAGCATTGTAAGGCTGGTAACTTCTTCTAAGTTTTCAATTCTATCCTCAAGTTTACCAATATCTCTCATGGTAAATCTTCTGTTATCTCTCAGAAGAATTTTTGGATCACTGGTAGCATTGTAGAGATACTGAGGGAGAGCAATCTGTGCAATCTCCATAGCATCATCAGCAAGAATAGGTGCCTGAGGAATATCAGCAGGTTCACCCTTAACAACTTCTACCTCACCTTGACGGTTGATGGTAACAAGGTCAATTCTTGGGAGATAGTAACTATAACCAAAGAATGAAGTCTCGTCTGGTTTAATTACAAACTGGAATCTTGATTCATACTGTCTGGAACTAAATCCAAATGGAGATGCAGTAGTTGTGATATCAAATGGTTTGACTCTTGGTCTAAAGTCAATCAGATCTGTAACACGAACACCATTAGGGAGAGATGGAATATCATCTTTATATCTACCTGCTCCATAAGAAGTGCAAGTAAACACATCACCACTATTACCAGAAGCAACTTCATACTTATCGAAGATAATCAACAGTTGCTTATCTGGAGTTGGAGCGCCAGGTCTCTTGATAATTCTAGAATAATCACAGAATTCATGCTGATGACCATCATCCAATCTATAATTAGCAGTCAGATTTACATAACTTCCTTTAGTTACTTGTTGAACAACAAGGTCGAGAGAAGAATCCCCAAACTTAACATTTTCACCAACAATGAAGTTATTTGTGTTTCTAGGAACATAGAATACTTCAGTTGCTGTTGCGCTAACAACTTGACCAACTGCTCTGCCGTCTTGACCAGTAATCTTTTCACCAATAACTACATTTTGATCAAGTGCTAATCCAGTAGCAAATGTCAGTTTATCGAGAACAGGTGCATTTGAATCAGTTGACTCATAAATCGCACGGACATTTACAACATCAGGGACATTCAGAGAAATATCATTATCTTCAATTCTTGTTCCATAATACTTACTATTAGTAAGACCATTGAGTGTCTTGGTCTTTTGTGTTCTAGCAACAGTTAACTGTTGACTTCTAATGAAGTCCTTAGATTTGTTGGTAACCGTTCTCTTGGAAAGAGTTGCAATAACAGATACACCAGTTTCAGTTGCTCTACTTAAACCATTGAATGTTACCGAATTACCACCATCATTCAGGCTAACCATACCAGAAGTAAGTTTTTCAATTCCACCATCATCATAGTGAATTGAATATCTTTCAGCGTCAAATGTTTCATAGAATACGCTAGTGATTCCTGCTGAGGTATCGATAGCATCTGCAACAGTAATTTCCATACTATTACTGGCGACTGCTTTACCAGTAATCTGTTTGGTAATCGTTAATTGTGCTCCAGAGAGATCAACTGATGCAATATTTTCAAAAGGAAGTGGAGAATAAAGTCCAGTAGAACCAAAGTTGATGATTCTAGGAACCATCATTGAGAATGTATAGTTTCCAGTAGTATGAACATTTCTGTAAACACCTGCAACTGCCGATGATGGTGTTGTTAGACTAATTTCAGTTCCATCTGCAGCGATTGCACTAATATCAGCATAAATTGGATCTGTATTTCCGTTCTGATACTTAATAGTTCTTCCAAGTTTGATGCCAGTATTTCCACTGAAAAATCTACCACCAACTTTAGCAGTTCTAGTTGTACCACCAGTAGAACCGATATTCATCATATCGGTCTTTGCGAAGTTAGGAAGTGCTACTTCGTGAAGAACTGTATTTGCAACAAAGTTTGTCGCAATATTATTATTCAAACCATCGGAATCTTGGAATACTGCTTTGATATCCTCTGTAGTATATACAGTAATATCTTTGATTCCTGTTTGGAACTTAACCTCTTCGTTGATAATTACTTGCTCACCTTTCAAGAAAGTTCCTGAGGTCTGATTCAAACTATAGACATTGGTACTAGATGCCGCAAGGAAACCAGTAGCACCACTAGAAAGACCTCTTACAAATGAAGTCAGTGGAACGTCAGTTTGGTTATAGGTATTACCAAGAGTCAGTTCTGTAAATGTCTGAACATCATAGAGATACAAATCCCATTCAGTTGCAGCACCTTTATATGAATCATCAGTTACACCAAACCAATAGACTCTTGCCTCACCAATTTTATTTGTAAGTCCAGCAGTTGTTTGATCTGTAATATTAGTAGTACCAGAAGCATTTCTTCTTTCCTTATACAGTTCAATAATATTATTATCAGTGGTGTTAGCATTGCCCGTATCACCAATATTGATGTATGGAACACCAGCAACATTATTAACTCTCAGGAGACTTCCCATTACAAATGGGATCTGAGATGTTGGAACTGCTTTAGTAGTTCTTGGTTTCTCAACATCAACTACAGTTGATCCTACCAGATCAATATCATATCCTCTAACATAAGCAGTTCCAGCAGAAACCTTAACTGCCATGAGATCTTCGGAAGGTGTGTTTCCTTCGTCAGTTACCTCATCAGATCTAAACAGACCACCATTTCCAGTTTCATTGTTCAGCGATTCTGATGTCTCAACGATGAAACTATCAATAGCATAGTCACCAGACTCATCAAATGTTCTCTTCGCAAAATAATCTCTAATCAGATTATAGTTAGACTTATTCTGTAACTTCTTAATTTCACCTTCGTCGATTCTAACAAGTTCAACAAAGTTAGTATCTTCAAAGTCTGTAAGTTGCTTCTTAGCCAACTTCAGACTAATCTTTAATCTATCTGCACCTGGTGCAGCATAGTTTGTAAATCCTTTTGCATTATCGTTGAGATCTGGGTCTTCATCAGCATTGATGATTTCCTCAACAATGTCGAAACCAACTCTAAACGATGGAGCATTATCATATGGATCAAGAACAATTTGTGAGTTCTGAACATCAACAAATGTTCCTCTAATAAAGTAAACACCCTCTGCAACGCCTACAGCGTATCCTGTAGAGACTGCGTTTGCAGTTACGAGACTGAATACAGTATCGCCCTCTACAAGCGTTGTATTGCCGTATGAGACGTTCTCAAGCAATTGAATGGTCTCACCATTCAGGAATTCTACAGACTCTCCATCAGCAGCACCATCAAGATACTTAACAAACAGAGTGATTTCTTCTACACCCAGATCAGGTGGAAGAAGATATCCTTTAATAGTACCGACAACCTCAGAAGTTACACCTTTTACTTTTGTACCCTTACCATCTACAATAGCATCAAGATAAACACTAATATCGATACCCAGATGATCTGGATTGACTTTAATTGTAGTGAAGGCATTATCACAAGTGATTCCACCAGGAATCACCATAGAACCCTCTTTGAACATGTGACTGCCAAAGGATTCTATCTGGTTCTGTAAAATTGACTGAAGACCAGTTAATTCTCTTGCCTGAACTGGACGCCCAGGTTTGAATAGAACTTTATAAAAATTATCGTCCTTATCAAAGTCATCATAATAAGGACTTACGTTGAGGTTAGTCTTCTGTGGCATTTTTTAGAATTCCAGTACTATTTTTAAGTCTTCTTTTTGGCGTGCGTTTCTCGCAATACTTGCTCGGTTATCCAGGAAAATAACATCCCCTGATCCTTTATTTATTTCAGGAACCGCCATACCTCCTGTGAAGTTAACACCGAGGTTAATCAGTTTTGTTCCTGTTGGATTTGTACTAAAACCAGCAAATGCAGTATCAATAGATCCTGTAAATGATGAAGTGTCCCCAGAAATTAGAGCAGAAGATGACTCAAAGTCATATGCTCTACCTCTTGTGGAGATTCCAGTGTAATCCTGGGTATTCAGTGTTGTCTGATTCAGGAACAGAGATCTATCTTGGAAATACTTAAGAACTTTTGTTTCTTGATCGAAAGAAGCAACATATCCAAATGCTCTTCCATTTCCACTATCAACAATCTGCTCAATCTTTTCACCAACCTTTGGAGTTCCTGTGATTGCTGAGAACTTAAATGAATTCAAACCATTAAAGTTTTCGTCATAGAAAGTTCCACTAGTTCCAACTTGAGTTGGATTCTTGATGATAGAAACTTGAGCAAAACTAGTGTCTACTGGGAAGTCTTTATCAGTACCATCAAAACGACCATAAACAAGAACCTTATCAGTTCCTAATTCGGTGTAGATATTATACCCATGCCCTTTTGATGGTGGAATGATTGGAATGAGGTGTGCAGGAGTTCCTGTTGAATTTGAGTTGATAGCACCCAAATCAACCATCGCATAACTATATCCTTTACCACCAGTCGTTACAACTGTATTGGTAATCTTTCCACCAACTACATCAACTCTTACTTTACCACCAGATCCATCACCAATGATATCCATCTCTTGACCGATACCATTAGCATAGTTTCCACCACCATCTTGAATGAAAACTGTTTTGATTTGATTATCATTAATATCAGAGTCTGCCGCTTCTCTAACCGATCTAATCTGTGGGTCTTCTGAACTTTCCCATTTGTTTGGAACGGTAATATATTCAGTAGATTCAAATTTCACAATGTCGCTTGGACTAACTGTGAAGAGATATTTCCAGATATATCCGTCACCACTATCACCTGCTTTAGATGGTTCCAAGTCAGTGAATCTTGGTTCATCTTGAGAAACATTTCCTTTAGGATTATCTCCTGTAGAACCATTCTCAATACAAATATAAACTCTGAAATCCTCATTCATTACATAGTAATTTGCATCATATAATCTAGATGCATTAGTCAGAGGTGCTGGGTTCAGGATGCTGTAATCATTGCGATACATTTCATAACGATTACCTTGCACATAATTAATTCTACGTGCCAGTCTTCTAACATTAGAAGTAGTTACACGCTTCCCAAACATGGTGACATCACCAGAATGCGAGTTATAATCTAGGTTATCAATAGGGGCAGGTGGATTGGTATTCCAAGTATTACTCCTTCCATATCCAACAATAGTTGGGTTAGGAAGACCTACAGTAATGTAATATGAATTCTTTTCGTCAGAAAAAGACTCAACAAAATTACTGGCATTCAGGATTCTAAATTGATCAGTAACAAGTGCGGACATTGTTATCTTTTTTTATATATTTATAGGAGATTATCAGGAGTAGAAGGGAAGATCGTTATCAAGAATCAGATTGTTGTTAGCAACTGGTTTTCTGGAACGAACTGCTCCAGTCTTACCTTGACCAAAGTTTCCTCTTCTTTGAATTGTTGGGAAGGTCGAAAGACCTGCATCAACAGTCAATCCAGTAACACCAATAGAAATTGGTGAACCAGTTCTTTCATTGTAATTGTAGATTCTTCCCCAAGAAAGCATTCCAAGAGAAGTAGTTAATCCTGCTTGGTTTTCATCAAATCTTCCAGTAGAAGTAATACCAGTAAGATCTGTAGTTGAAGTAACGTTACAAATAATTTCACCGTTTGAAGCAAGACTTGTAATAGAATCAACGATGTAAATGTTGTCTAAGAATGTAGTTCCAACACCAACAACTGCAGCATCGGAGTCATATACTGAAACAGCACCTTGACCAACCTTAGTATCAAAAATTGAGATTGGATATCCAGCAACAAGGTCTAAGACATCGGAAGCAACTTCTGATTCTCCACTTCTACCATAATCTTTGAGTCCAACGAAGTTGAACTTAATCGCCTTTTGACCACCAGTTCCAGTAGTTTCACTGATTCCAGTAATAATTCCACTGAATCCTTGAACATTGGAGACTTCGGAAATAGTTTCAAACTTAGCAGTAGGAATCTCAGTGATTACATTTGGAGCATTTGTGCTCGTATATCCAAGACCTGGATTAGTAATAGTAGCAGAGGTGATCGTTCCATTTGCAGCAATATTTGCTGTAGCAGTTGCTGTGGTTCCAATACCAACACCAATTGCCTTTGGAGCAGAGAACTTAATCTCTGTTGTAGTGCCAGTATATCCAGCACCAGCATTGGTTACAGTAATGTTTGAAATTGATCCAGCAGCATCAACAGTTACATTGAAGTCAGCAGCGCGAGGTTCGCTGTGCTCAACCATAAAGGCATCAAACTCAAATGTATTTACATTAAGATCATAGATAATTTCATCATAATCGAAGAATTGTGCATTATCTACAAAGATATTTGTAGAATCTACATTTACATCTCCAATAACCTTTGCAGTTGGGAAGATCTTTGGTTCAAGTTGATCTCTTGTCTTGTAAACAACATCACCCTTAATGAACTTATCTTTCTTCTGCTTAGTCCAGCTGAATGGTTTGAATGTATTTTGATTTACACCAGGACCTGTGTAAATTGGTGTTTCAACTTTATCAGAACCAGCAATTTCAGCAATTGTTCTAGAAAGTAACTGATCAACAGTCTCTTGGAACAATGGATGTTTCTGAACAAACAGATCATCACCAACTTTCAAGGTTTCTCTAACGGTAGTAATACCAACGTCAACACCTTGCTTACCAACGTAGAAGAATACATCCACCTTATCATTTTCTCTTGGTGCTTCAGTGAATACGAATGATGTACCACCAGTGAACTGATAGGCATATCCTGGAGTCTGAAGAACACCGTTAATAAAGATCAGCAGGACAGAATCAAGATCAATAGCACCAGAAAGTGGATTATTTGGATCAATTTCAAAACTCAGAAGTTCGCCATTATAGAACAGTGGGAATCTCTTTCTACTTCCATCTTGATAACCTTTGATGCTATCAATATAATCCATCTCACCAAAGGACCAAGAAGAGAAGAAATCATTGAAAGTTTGAGTAATTTCAAGTTGGAATGGTTCAATTGGCGCATTGTAATCTTTAGCGGTTACAAGACCAACAACTTCAACAATGTCACCAACATTGAAAGCATATCCATTTCTAGCAATCTTGAAGGAGTCAATTAAGAACAGAGTTGAACCAATACCAACATTACTTGTTCCAGCAGCACCAACAGTAAGATTGAGAAGCAGATTCTTACCAGTTTCTGTTGTAGCACCAACACCAAGTCTAGAAACACCTCTTACAGGCATATTTTCATAAACAGGTTCTGGAATCTCAATGGATGGATTAATATATCCAGATCCACCATTTACAATGGTAAATGCAAGAGTTCCACCAACACCAACTGTTGCTGTAACTTCAGCACCAGTTCCTGCTCCACCACCAGGACCAACATTTACAGTGATTGTATTATCAGTGACTGAAGTGATTGTGAGATCGGTACCAGATGCTGGATCAGTAGATCTTGGATATGGTTGCTCAGTGAAGAAGTCATCATCAGAACATCTAAAGATCAATGAGTCATCGGCAATAGCAATCTTGTCGTTTGCTACGAGTGGGTGATTTGTAACTGTAAGTTGAAGTACTCCAGTTCTGGAAGTATACTTTGCTGCAGTTGGTGTATGAGTAACAGCAGCGGTAACAGTGATTGTTCCAACCATATCAGGATGGCTAGTACACTGATAAACATAAGTTCCAGCAGTATTTGGTGTCCAAGAAACTGTACCTGTACCATTTGCACCATTATTTGTAGCAGCAGGTGAACTTACTGCAGGACCACCAGCACTATCTCTTATTTCAAATGGGTGTCCACCACCATAAGTGAGATTGAAATTGAGAGTATCTCCAACTGCAACTTCGATTGCAATATCATTTCCAGAAACTGCACCAGTTCTATCAGTACCAGACAATGTATAATACTGATTACTAGGATCTACGCCACTTACATTAATGTCTACAATCTTCTTACCAGTTAAGGCATCTGCTACTGCTCTTTCAAATCTATGGACATATGCGAGGTCAGTTACAGCAATTGAAACTGGTTCTCTATAACCAGATCCATGATTCAAGGAGAAGTGCTCATATACTTCACCACTGTGGTTATAGTGATGTGTGATTGAACTTGTACCAACATTTACAGTAAGTTCGGTAGCACTGATGATATCATGAATATCGAACGAACGATCGTGATCTGGGAAGATAGTGGTCGTAATTCCACTATATGCTGGAGTGCAAGTGAAGTGTAAACCAACTAACTTGACTCTATCACCAGTTTTGAGGTTATGAGAATCATCTGTCTCAATCTCAAGAATACCAGAGAACTTATTGTAAGAAGCAGTGCTAATAGAAACTGGATTGGTCCAGGTATTAATTCCAACGATCTCAGTTAAAGTTCCACTAGAGTTCTTCTTCGCCTTGACTTTTGCACCAACAAGAGGTGCATATCCAAGACCAGGAGTAGAACCTAAGGAAACAACCAGACCACCTCTTGGAATTTGGTTTTGGTTGATATCAAATTCAGATTCAATATAAGAACCATCAGTTGAAGTGATACCTGTGAATACTACGCTAGAGATTCCTGCAGCAGTATCTTGCTCGAACAGGTAGTTATTTCCTGCATTATTTTCTGTAGAAGGAGTCTGGAATACTCCATTGATAAACAGAATACCATTTCCAGGTGCAACACCTGAGGTATTGATACCTTCAATAGTTGTAGTGTAAGTCTTGCCGATTCCACTGAAACTATCAGAGATATCATCAAACAACATATTTTCGGTATAATCAGATCTCAAGAATGTTCTTCCAGAGAACTCTGCCTTCACATATGGAAGATTAGACTCATTTCTTCTTGCTCTGCTATTACCCTTTGGAGGATCAACAAAGAAGACCTCATTCTTAACGATATTAATAGATCCACGGAAGATCTGTACATTTGTCCCATCGGTGTGGGATGTAGCAGCAGTACCAACGACACCCCTAACAACAGAAACTGTTGGATGAGTTGCAATACCACCAGAAGCAATAATACCGTTGATAGGTCCAAGAAGTTGACCATTAGCATTAGTACTAAGACCAACTTCAACAACCTTCATATATTCATCATCAATCTTCAGAAGATCTCTTGGTTGAATTGATGAAATACCACTAATATTGAATGTAGCGATACCTGCATTGATTCCGCCGTTATTAAAGGCAAGATCGTGGTTGATTGGTGTGAATGTGATTGGTTGCTGAACAATACCATCAAGAGCAATAACAGTCTTAGTAAGTTTCTTGGTGAACTCAAGTTCGTGAGCATTTCCAAGACCAGCATCAGTGAATGTTACAAATATACCTGCTTTAGCAAATTCTGGTGTAGTTGCAAGTTTGAAACTATCTGGAGTAACTGCAATTGGATAAACTTTTTCTGGAAGTTTATCAGTTACAATACCAGCATAGTTTGCGGTCTGACCGATACCCATAGAGGTCTGACCAACACCACTAAACGTTGATTTTGGTGTATACAGAAGTTCTTCGCCAGTATTGAAGAAGTGATTTGGATATGTGAACAGACCAGTTACATAATCAATCTTGACTGTATCTGAAGGATCAAACTCCTTAGTGTAGATTGGATCACCCTGATGAGTCAGTTTGAAGTTGACTCTGTTTGCTCTCAATCCATTGAGACCATCAAAGGCAGACAGGAACACCAGTTGCTTAGAAGGACCAAACTCTAAAGGATTTGGTTGATTATCAAAGTCACTGAATCTATAGAGAACTTCGCTAAAAGATTGTGCTTCAACATCATATCCAGCATCTGGATAGAAGTTCAGATAGAACTCAGATCCATTGACTTGTCCACCAAATGTTCCAAGACCAGTTGTATTATTGACTGGAGCAAATGGACCAGGTGTAACAAATGTCTCCAGATCTTGATTATTAGACATAATCGTGACCTGATGAATTGCGGATGTTTCTCCAGCAGAGACACGAACAACTGAAGACGCTGATGCAATATCATTAATATCGTAAGTTCCAAGTCTTACAACGTCTGTTCCATATCCAACTGTAGATTCAAGTCTTGCACTCTTTTCAGATCCTGCTGGTTGATTGTTTAAGAGGAAGCGGTAAGTTCCAATACCAGCGGTAGTTGTACCAAATCCTACAACATTAGCACGAACATCATAGACTACAGTAGAAGATATGCCACTATTGGTAGCAGTTAGAGAAACAATACCCGCATTCGCATCATAGATTGTTCCAAGGATTCCAGTTTGAGTTGCACTATAAGAAAGATTGTTAGCATCAAAGTAATACTCACTCAGATAAGTATTATCTCCATCAAAATCAAGTGTTGCTTCGATATAATTTACATCTGCACTAAATCTATCCGAAATTTCAATACTTGCAAATGCTCCATTGAAATCATTTACATTGAACTCAGCAATAGTTCTGGTGCTAGTAGCAGTACCAACGCTACCAATACCAGATACAAATGAACCAGTAATGTCCACCGTACCAAGCGATTCTGTTCCAATTCCTGTAGAACCTGCAGGAAGGGCTTGATAAAGGTATGTTTTTTTGAGGATCTTGATGTCATGATCAGTATCGTATGGGTCAGTTGGATCGAAAATTAAGACCTTTCTTCCAGTATCGTCAATATCTGCACGGAAAGTACCAAGCAAACGATCACTGAAAGCAGAATACTTAGTAAAGAGGTAAGTATTCAGAGTTGAAGATTGTAATACCAATTCAGAAACTTGAATATCACCAGTATCTGGATCAACAATTTGAATTAAGTATCTTACATGATTATCAATGAAATCAACTTCTTCAAGTTCTACGAAGATATCTTGGAATCCTCTACTTGAAAACTTGTTACTAATATCATCATGAATCAGAACTCTGTTAGTTCTACACTCAGTGAAGTCTGTAAGTTTTCTATTTTGAATCTGTAAGGAGTTAGACTGTAAGAAACTAGTGATTCCACTTTGTCTAGGATCATCATCAATAGCGTTATCAAACATATTGATTGTATCAACTCTCTTCTCAGAGACAACATCAAGAACAACAATTGATGTTGTAGATCCTGCAAGACCTACGGTAGATTTTCCAGTGGAAGTAACTCCAACATCGGCAAAGTTCTTAAGACCTGCTGGGTGAATTATACTGTTAACTGGAGATGAAAACTCACTCCAAGTAATTGGACTCTTAATTGAGTAGGAAAGATTTTGATAATAGTCATTATCTGGAGTAACTTGATAGTCTTCACTAATCTTACCAATGTCATTCTTCCAACCAATATCAAGTTTAGAAGCATAATCGATGTTAAACTTAGCTCTCTTACGATCAACATCAGTTACATCAGCAACGGTACCACTAACAATACCCTTGATTTTGGATCCTTTTAACAAGTTGAAATCGCCCTTGATCTTGATATAGTCATCTCTAACTAAAGCAACAGAAAGATCGGTGTTAACATAACCACCACCAGCATCCACAAAAAGTGCTTCATTGATGATAAACTTAGATCTTTCTTGAATTACTCTAATATCTGGATAATCATTGCGGTTAACAATGGTTGCATATCCAGACTGGAATGTCTTCGCAATACCTGGATTGGTAGTAAGACCAACTCCATCTTCACCAACAACCTGGAAAGTCAGTTTCGCTGGACTGGTGTCCTCATACTTGAGAACTTTAAAGAACTTGTAATCATAATCGGCAGAGTTATATCCATCTCCAGAATCAGACATTTCAATGCCTTCAACGAAAACAGTATCTCCTGCTGAAAATAGTGTAGTTGTGAATCCAAGGATTGGAGTTGTCAGTGTGCAAGTTGCAATACCGAATGGGCTGGTCGTCATCGAGACAATACCAACACCATTTGAGTTATTAACAGCGATGATTCTATGTGGTTCGGAATCTAAACCAAACAGAGGAACAAGTTGTTCAATTTCTGAAATTGCACCGTTTGGAGCACTTGCAACTAAAGATGTTGAATCTACAAGTGTATTTGTAGTTTCGTTCCAAACAATCAAATCTGGATCAGTCAGGTATCTTCCACCTGGATTTACAACATCAAAACCAGTGATTGTGTCGAGGTTATCGATTTTAACAATTGGTGGAACAATTGCTTCTGGTCTCAAAGTCTTATCTGAAGGATAGTCATATCCAATATCTCTAAATCTTATAGTCTTAATTCTTCCGATCGAAGTTGAGATTGCTGCAACGTTTGCATTTTTTCCATCAAGTGTCGTAACATCAATCAGTTTTGGAAGTTTTTCATAGTTGAATCCTTCAGAAATAATATCAACTTTTCCAATAGATCCATTAAGTGCGCTAGCAGACTTGGTTCTATACTCTAACTTATCACATTGTTCAGGAAGATAATCTAAAACGAGAGGTAATTGTGATGGAGAAATATTGAATACTGTCGATCCAACTCCAAATACATTATAGGTTCCAATGTACTCACTATCAACATAGTTAATTTCGGAGTAGTGAATTACATCTCTATCTGCAGTACTAATGTATCCACCTTTCTCAACAGCATAGTAAAGTTTAGATGGTACATTTTCAGAGTAATTAATTGTAAGAGAAGCGGTACCAGCAGTTCCAATACCAATGGAACCTACACCGACAACATTGAAGTCTCTACTATCATAAGATGAAATATATTCATTGATAAACTCATTCTCTCTGTAAATCTTAAGTTCATATCCACTAAGAGATGGATCCTCCAACTTGATTTGAAGATCACTATTTCTTGTTACATTGATTTGTGGATTAATCAGGGAGAACTTATGATTGGTATCACCAGTTCCAACAATATTAATAGACTTTTCAGTTAAAGGATTGCTCTCATAAAGAGTCTCAGCAAGTCTAAAGGTACTAGAACTATCTCTAATTACATAATATGACTCATCCGCAACAAGACCTTCTGCTGCTTCAATGGATTCATAAAACAGTTTATCACCAGTTTTGTATCCATGATCAGGAATTGTAATAGTATTATTTGCACTACTAATACCTGTTGAATTTATTCCTGTGGGATTAATCAGGAGAAGTTTCTTATCTTCATTGTATGCAGCAGTTGCTGCCGCAGTTGTTCCAAGACCAACGATAGTATTAGGAACAAGATTCAACTTAATAGTATCACCCTCTTGTAATCCATGAGTAGCACCACAACTAATCTTAGTGGTGATCTTAGCAAGATCACCAGTTAACTCATCAAACGTTGTTGTGAGACTATACTCAGAGTTATCACTACCAGCACTATAGAAGAAAAGACCATTTCCAGCAGTGGTAAGACCAACTTGAGTGGTAAGACCAATATAATCTCTACCTTTGTTAATTACATAAAGTTCGGATACTGCTTGAGGAATGAAGAATGTATTTGTATTGCTATCATCATTACCAACGATGATTTGATTTACTGCTGGATTTCCAGACTTAGCAAATTTAACCTTTTGACCAGTTTTAAATGGATGGTTTGGTATACGAATCTGTCTCAGTGGAAGATTGACTGTTACCTCAGTATTACCAATATCAAAAGTCCGATCAATAGCAGCACCAGCAGTCTGACCAACACCAACGGATTGTTCTCCATTAAAGAATACTACTTGATTTCTCTTAGAATTGAATTTTTTAGTTTTTACTGGAAGTAAAATACGATCACTGAAGAGTTCGAGTCTACTACCATAGGTATGTGCAACACCTGCTGCTCCATGCCTCTTAACTCTTAAAACACCATTATTAAAATCATTGAGGATAGTTACTTCTTCTGTTCCAAGAGAAGAAACAATTTTCATTGTGTTTCCAATAGAAACATTATTGAATCTTCTGGAGAGGAAGATATCTTCATATCTGCCATATGGTGTGGCGGTATAACCAGTCATTGTTCCTGCAAGAGAAACAACTTCTGTACTAAAACCAACCTTAACAGATCCTGCAAGGGAGATTACAGATGTTGATAGTCCAGTAATAAGAACAGTGTCATTATTAAAGACATCAAATCCAGGAGTATTGTATGCAGATACCTGCTTATCATTATCCCACTCAAATACAACTCCCTCATAATTTTGAAGAGTTGTGTTAACAGAAGTGATTGCAACACCAACTAGTTCAGATACTTGTGCTCTGAGACCAGCACCATTTGTTCCTTCACTATCAAAATTGACTCTATCACCAATACGATATCCAACACCACCATCAATAACATCAACGCGATCAGCAGTTCCTTGAGATACTGCTTTTACAAGACTGATTTGATCAGCACTTTCATATCCTTCATTAATGAAATCATAATCCGCTCTAGGACGATTTACATTATATGGGAATGTGTTTCTAGAAAGATTTGAATTATTAAAGTCAAACTTATGATCTAACTTAAAGTTTTCTTCAAGAACCTCAGAGCGATATGTATTTCCAATGAAATATGGATATTGAGGTTCAAACGCAGCAGGAGTTGGAGAAGTAATAGTTGTAGTTACACCTACAAAGTAAGCATAGATTCCGTCTGGGAACTCTGGAGTCTTACCAAAACGACCGTTGTGCTTGTCTAAGTCTCCACTTCCAGTATATTTGTAATCTTGAATAAAGAATCCATCAACAAAGTCTGGTCTGTCTTCAACGGTATTAGGTTGAAGATCATAACTGGTATCAAGAATTCTTACACCAGACTGAATATTTTCTGGATCTGAATATGCAAAAGGTCCATAGATTGGATTTCCATCATATGCCCATCCAATGATTGGTGAGTGATTACTATCGAGTGGTTCAAGATTGGTTGCAAGATCTTCAGAATATCCATAGATTCCATATACAAGGGAATCTTCTTTATCATTCTTATAAAGATTTGAGAAGATCTTCTTAGATTGATTCTTAGAGAAGTCTGAGAATCTTTGAGCATCATTAATCTCAAGAGATCTAACTCTACAATCAAACTTAGCACCAAGTCCTCTTGACTTTACATAGATGGATGTTGCATTTGTGCTATATCCAATACCCCCATTGATTACAACAATATCATCGATCCTACCATTAACCATGACAGGTCTAAGTATTGCTCCGGTGCCCGCAGGACTAGAACCATCTTCAATAACAAGTTCTGGAATGGATACGTAACCAGATCCTTTGTTCAGGATTTGTACAGCAGTAATTCTTCCATTATTGATGATTGGTGCAAGTTGTGCTCCCTCACCCTTGGTAATAGAAATACTTGGTTTCTTGTGAAGATTTAATGTTGTGGAACCATATCCAGCACCAGACTCATAAAGATATGCATTAGTGATTTCTCCAGTAATCAATGGGGTGAATGTGAATGTTCCAGTTGTTCCACCAAAAGAAACGTTTGCAGATACTTGAATAGGAGGATATTGGAAAATATGGTATCCACTACCAGCGTCTGTAAGATCAACATACTTGTTTCTTACGCTATCTGTAGTGACCGTACCACCAACACCTACATTGATTACTCTAAATGTATCTGAGTCAATCTTTTCAACCTGATACTGATCTGTAGTATTCAGTCCACCAACAGTATTTCCAGTAGAAGAATAAACAACAGTCTCACCTGTCTCAAATCCATGGTCCTTATGAGATACAGTATTGTAGACTGTAGAGATTCCAGATGCTTTTACTCTTAACTTTCTATGAGTATATCCAGAACCAGGAGTAAGAACTTTGATCTGTCTAAGGTTATTAGTAGCAAGAGTTCTAAACTTATGAATACCACTAGCAGATGTTGCAGTAGAAAGTCCAATAGTGTTAATACCCACACCTTCATTAAGAGCATCTGCTTCACTCAGGTGGAGTTTAACTGTCTTAGTATTAACTACCTTAACAACATATTCGTCACCACTGATTAAAGTTCCACTGATTGCATTATTAATATCATATGCACTTCCAATAGAAATTGGATCATTGTTGTTATGATTATAGACTAGAGTCTGACCATCAAAGAAATTATGATCTTCTAAGAAAGTAATGGTCTCTTCTGCAATATCAACACCACCACCAAGAGTTCTAGCACGACTATCAAACTCAACTTCCCTAAATCTCTTTCCAGTAATTGGTTCTAAAGTACATCCATCACCATTTCCACCAGTAATACTTACTGACAGAACATCTTGGACATCAAAAGTTTGTGGATCAACGAGAACTTCCTTTACACTACCAATGATGACTGGTTCTACAAGTGCAGTTACAAGACCTACAGTTTTTCCTTGTCCAACACTAATTGTAATTCCAGGTGGGTTGATTACATCATAGTCCTTACCACCGTTAAGAATTTCAAATTTTTCAAGAGGTCCAAAGAAAACTTGATCCCTAGATTCGGGACTGCTGATTTCAACACCATCAACAAGTACGCCAATGTTGCCAAGATTTCTGGTTATCTCTTTCTGTTGAGAAAGTGTTTGTTTGAGTGGGAACTTTCTAAGAATATTGTTTGAAGATAGTTGCTTATCTTCGTGTCTCTGTAGAGTAAATGTATGAGTTCCACCTAAAGAATTGGGTATGAAGCGAACTGGTTGTTCTCCATCTGGATATTTTTCAGTCTTTTCTGTCTTTAACGCAGATTTTGATGCGTATAATTGAACTTCATTAGATTTAATTACTTTTACATAGTAATACTCACCAGAAACTAATCCAGAAAGTGGATTATCGGCAACGTATTTGATCTGATCTCCGCTGATAAATCGTACTGCACTAGGAAATTTAATTGTTTTCCAAGTCTTCAGTGCATCACTATACCCACCAAGGTTTGCTTCAAGACCATTAGGTATTGAAGATTCAATAATCTCATCAACAATTTGATATCCAGGTAAAGAATGTGATGCTACATATCCAAAAGATTCACTATCATCGGTGTAAACGTTGAGAGCATTGGCAACATATACATCGTTTCCTTCCTTGATAGGTGCTCCCAGACTCTGACCCTTGATCAGATTTCTTC